TATTGAAAATATCACGCAGAGATGTGCCTACTTCGACACTCTCGAAAATAGGGCTGAGTACGGGTGCCTTGCTTACAACGACATTTACTTCTTTCTGTAGAATCCCGCTATCTTTCGTTTCCATTTCATCTCCGTAAAGTTTTCAATAACTACGCCGTGTTTACGACCAGTGTGAATCATTGTTGTGCTGTCTAAGCAAAATCCTATGTGTAACGGTTCACCTAGAACATTAAGAAGGATAACATCTCCATATTCAGGGCTATCAACTTCCTCGAACATCTGTTGTTCCATTAGTACAGATTGCAATTTCTCAGATGTCTCGTGACATTCTTCAATAGAAGGAAGGGTTATGTCCTGATACGTAGTTAGATGTACATCGAACAATTCCTTATATAGTAGGACAACTAAACCCCAGCAGTCTGCGCCTTGTTTAGTACGTCCGCCTTCAACATAAGGGAGGGTATAAACCCATGTAGGGATCATTGTACGCCTTCAAAGAGTCCGGGGAAGATGTTTGGTGTGAATCTATCTCTAGGAATCTGTACGTGTAATACAGGCTCTACTTCTAACTCAATAGAAATAGCACTTTCATCAATGTTAAATGCAGCAGATTGGTAATTGGCGGGGCCGAATTCTGCTACGTTAGGATTGCTACCTAGGACAATCCAGATGTCAATAACCAACACTTCATTGGTTTCACGCAAAGCACGTACAATCTGAATATCGGCAGCTTCAAAGTTCAGTGTTGCCCTTGGAGTACCTTCCTCTGTATCGTCAGGTAGTTGGAGATCAAACCTACTCTTTTGATAGAGTTGACTACTACCACTAACACTACTGGTAATGCTTTCATTGTTGTTGGCGAAATAGAACGTCTGTCCCTCAAAGGCTACCCTCATAAGGGTGATCATTGGGTTGCCGCCGCCGTTGAAAGCCTGATCTAAGAAGTTATCTGAAAAAGGCATTACAGAAGTTTCTCCAAGGTTACTGTTACAATCCAATCAAGTCCTACTCGTTCGCTATCGTAAGGTTCAACGAATCTATAGGCTTTGTCTACATGAAGTACAGGGTCAGTTTTTATAAACTCTTCACTACCATTAGACAGCGTGTTCTCGTAGAAGTTGACGAAGGTTGCATACTGTGTGCTTGTCATGTAATAGCGTTCTATTACATTATTCAACACAGCAGTAAATCTATTACGCTGCTTTGTGTACCCATCAAACTCTGAACGCATCACGCTATCTTGTGGTGTATCTCTAAACCCCTCAAGGAGAGGGGATTGAGGTAGTGTGCTAGGCCAATCTGCCATTTATACTCTCCTTCCGGGGCGCTGGATTCCGTAGCTTCCTTGCATGGCTCTGTCGAAATCACCTCTAGCCATACCGTTGCTAACAACATCCTTGATTAACAGTTCAATACTTCTATTACCGTAAGAATCAGTAGTTTCTCTAGTTTGTACAGGTGCACCACTACCGCGTTGGTCAATAACAGTCACGTTTGTGTTGCCGCTATTACCACCAGCACTACCACTACCAACTAAACCGCCATTAGAGAAGTTAGCCATTCTGCCTTGGTTCATAGCGTTAAGGTTTGAAATACCAATCTTTCTTACGGCATCGGCACGTAGTACGTATTCTCCGTTAGAGAGATTCGCAGGAATGTCATCAGAAGTACCTGTTCCGGGGCCGCGTACAAGACCGCCTGATGCGTAGTTTGCACCTTGGATAGCAGCTATCTGAGCGCCAACATTGGCGGCAATCAGTGCAGTCATCGGGATTGCATAGTACGGGTTAGGGTTCTCTGCCCATATTTTAGATACAGCCAATGCACCAGCTATAGTGGCCTGCATCATAGCCATTGCCTTGTACTCTTCGCTGTTTTTGCGATTGGCCGTCTCCATTAACTGCATAGACTGACCGACTACATCAGCGGCCTGTTCAGCACCTTGGGCAAACTGCAAAAATACCTTTGACTTCTCAGCCTGTGCCTGCATTTCTGCCAAATGCTGTCTATACTCTTCGCTCTCCGCACCAAAGTAATCTTGTAACCTAGCCCGTCTTTCAAGCAATTCCGCATCCAACCTATCAAGGTCTGTAAATGGCGTGGTAGACACTTCAGAAGCCTGATTCATCATCAACTGTCTCTGAATCTCTCTTTGCGCGTCTATGCGGGCCTGCACTTCTTGTGGTATATCGCCACCGAACCTATTACGTGCACCCTGTTCTATTTTAACAAATTCACGCTCTAATCTACCTAACTCCCCAATAGAACCTCCTGCATCGAACTCTAAATAGGACTGCAAACTTTCTAATGTTTGCCTTCTACCCTCAATAGTAGATGCGATAGATTCTATAGAAGCATCCACAGTACCAAGTTCTTGTGCCAATCTACCAAGAGATTTCTGATCTGCACCAACAAGCATAGAAACTACATCAGCATCTGATCCAGACCGAGCCGCAATTCCAACAGCTTTGATCTGATCTTCTACTTTTTGCAGGTTGTCTCTAACTGATCTAAATGTAGCAAGTCTAGGGTCGTTCAGTTCCTCAAATTGCGCAACCAATCTGCGAGCCTCTGCTCTGGTAATACCAAACCTAGCCTCTACTTCCTTTAGGGCACTAGAAGAAGCATTTTCAAATAATCTTAATACTCCTTGCGCAGTCTTTAACTCTTCGTTGAACTTCTGTTGCTCAGATGTACTGTCTTTAAGACTATCTCTCATCTCTTTCAGGAACTTAACAGGCTCTTCCCATGCCTGTAAAAACTCCTGCTGTCTCTGTAACGCCGAACTGTTATTTTCTATGTTTCCTTCAAGTTCTTCGATCAAAGTATTCACTGATGAAAGACGTTTCTGCCAAAGACCAAGGTTCTTTAAGCCTATCTCACCAATGATACCACCACCTCTCCGATCAAGCTTAATATTTTTAATCTCTTGCTCTATAGCAGCACGAGTCCTAAGCATGGATTGAAGAGTTGCACTGTCTACTTTAACTTCTTGAGCAAGGTCTACTTCACCAACTTCACGCAAAGACCTCACTAATTTGTTTGTAGCAGTTGTAGTCTCGTTTATTTTCTTTTCAGTTTCATCAACGGTTCTGTTAAAGTACAACCATCCAGCAACAGCGCCTGTAACAGTTAATGCCGCACCTAACGGCGTTCTAGTTAAAAGAAATACCAATCGACTTAATATATTACTCGTTCTCAGCAATACTACATTTAATACTGTTGCGCTACCTGCCGCCCTTACAGCAAGCATTGTAGCAAAAGAACCCATGGCTGTAGTAGCAAGTTTAACGACACCTACCACACCGGCTGTACCCAATGCCGCCAACAGTATATCCAGATGTCTGACTACAAAGAGAACTGAATTGCCTACGATATTAGCCGCTGCGCTAAATGCTCCACCTAGAGACGTAATCAAACGCTCATTTTCTAATAACGTATTGAGTTCTTCGCTGAAATTGTTGACTACAACAGTCAAACTATCTAGTGCCCCAGCACTCAAAGAACTCTGTTCAAAAAACCTTCTAAACCTCTCCCCTGCTGTATCAAGCGCACCAGCAAGACCTTGTGTTTCTTCTGTCGCTAATCTAGTAAACGCCGACAACTCCCCTAATATGACTTTTTGTGCTTCTGCTAACTGACCTGTCCTAACAAGGGTTTTAATAACTTCTTTCTGCGAGTTAGTGAACTGAACACCAGCCCTTCTTAGGGAAGTGAGGTTGTCTATTGGGGACTCAAGTAACCTACCGAGCCTACGCACGTTGGAAGATAAGTCACCTCCAACAGTTCTACTCAACCCTTGAGCAGCAAAAAGAGTGTCCTCAAATACTTTTTCAGACGAGATTCCAAAAGTCAACAGGATATTCTGCGCCTTTCGTGCCTCCTGCGCGGAGGTCATGGTGGCTTCACCCAAGTTCTCAGCCATTAAGTTTAGTTGTTCTGCTGTAAAACGAGCACTATTACCTGTTGCATCAATCATAGTCTTTGTTTGCAGTAATTGAGTCTCTAATTCAACACCTACGCTAATAGACCTATGCATTGCAACAATAAAACCTGTAATCGCACCTACCGCTGTTGCTATACTTGCAGCGTTAGTATTGAATAGTGCTGTGAGCGCCGTCACACGAGATGCGACACCACTCAATGGCCCAAGGGCAAGCTGCACTGACTTCGTTACATCCTGTGTAGCAAGACTGTATTGTTTAGCTCTACGTGCTGCATTATCAGTAGACTTACTTGCAGCATTAGTGGCAACTGTTTTCTTTTGAGTTGCATTCCTTTGCTCGTTCATTGCTGCAACGTGCGCTCTGGCATTATCAGAGGCTTGCTTTATAGAGAACTTAGCTTGATCCACAGCAGCCTTCATTCTAACCTGCGCACGAGCAGCTTCCACACTACCTGCACCAGACTTATCTACAGTGTCCCTATAGTCTTGTATAGCCTTCTGTGCTGCCTTAACGGTAGTCTGTGTCTCTTTAGTTATATCCCTGTTCTGACCCTGTGCCCGAGTTAAAGCAATCAAACCTCTTTCTGCGTCAGCATGTGCTTTTACACGAGCTTTTTCAGCAGAATCAACTTGACTAGTGGAAGTTGTTAGTTGTTTATTTGAAGCGGCTAACTTATTAGCAGCCTGTGCTTGAGCATTTTGGGATTTAGCAAGATCGTCAGCAGCTTTAATCAGCTTCTTAGAATCACCTGCTACTTTATTGAATGTGCCTTGGAGAGCTTTAATGGCCTTTTCCGCTTCGCGGACAGAACCAAAGTTTATTACTACACTACCTTTTAACTGCCCTACGTCCATTACTTTCTCTCCTTTTTAGGCAACTGGCGGGGAGGAACATTGCTTCCTTTCTTGCCTTTCTTTTGTAAGGCTTTCTTCTCCTCTTCCGCTTTAATCTTGAAGTATGCACACCAATGATCAAACTCATCGGCGGGCATATCTACAATCTCATAATGAAATTTCCCCAAGGTTTCTGCTAGAAAGTATTCGTCAAGAAGCCTTGGGGATTTCTTTAGTTTTTTTCAGCCTCTCCCTCTTCGGCAGAGAGACCCAACACTTTGAAGGCAGCTTTGGAGAATGTGTCTACATAGCCACCTGAAGGCTGTTGCACCATAGTTTCATAGTCTGCTTCGTTAAACACTTTCTCGCCAGTCTCAGGGTCTACAACGGTGTAGATTACAGCATATACTTGCAGTTTGAGAGTGTCCATCTTATCGTCCTTGGTACACTTCTCAATCAGTGCAGTACGATCAGCGTATGACAGTTGACGTACTTCCACTTCAATACTTCCGTGTTTAACTTTCTCGGAGCGAAATTTATTCTGTTGACCGAGGGTTGCACTACGAATGTCTTTAATGCTCACTTATATTCTCCTAAGAGTTTTGTTTATGTACTTTGTAAGACAAGAAAGCCCCGCGTATGTGCGAGGCTCCTTTCACTACTTATCCAATGATTAGATTGGGTTTACTTCACTTACGGCACCTGTGCCTTGGAAAGACAAACTAGCTTCCACCATGGCATCTACGCCACTAGAGATAGATGTGTCAGTTACAATCACTTCACCAGTATATCCGTATTCGCTTTGACCTTCCGGCATATATTCAACGTAGATGTTACTACGATTCTCATATGCATTCAGAATCTTCAGCAGACCAGTCGGAATAGTAGAAGTTGCGAGGTGTCTCCAACCAAACGGTTTAACATTCTCAGGTACAGTCAGGGTGAGAGACAGGGTGAACTCTTCGTCACCGCCTACATCACCGGACTGTGAGTAACTACCAATCTTGTAGATACCGCGAGTAATGGAACTACCGTCGCCTGCTACGTCCAACTCAATAACAAACTCACTGCGATCATTCAGTTGACCAAAACCATCGTTCTCTGCACGATAGAAGCCACTCAGTTCCAGATCAGCAGTGAGCAATGTCGGACGGAAGGTAGCAAAACCACCATTCGCCTGCACAGTCTCAAAGCAAGAGGTGTCGGTGGTATCCGCACTCTGAGTCAGACTAAAGCTGTTAGCACAACCGTAAGCAGACATAGTGAGGTAGTCACCGTCAGCAGTGATTGCACCTGTCGGACTATAGCCTGATACAAAGGTCACTTCGCCAAACAGATAGTTGATAGACTCAATATCTGCACTAGCTACAGCACTAGCACCATCGTAAATGGTTACACCAGCAGTCCAATCCCACACAGACTTAGTGTCATCTGTAATACGATAGGTCTGAGTGCTATCAACTTGAGACATTGCCTCACCAGTAAACGATGTAGGTGTGTCACCACTGCGGCGAACAGTTGAGTTATAACCAGCAAAGCCACGATACATGGCATTACCAGATACAGTCCAGTTGATTAGACCCGTCTCAGAGGAGCTATAAGCAGCACCAAAAATAGTGTCTTCTAGCTGATTCCCTTCAAATGAAATGTCTGCCGTACTTCCCGGTACGATGTAATATGTAATGTCGTCATCACTGACGCGCAATTCTTTTGCTGCTGTCATAGTATTTCTCCTTTAATTGTACATACGCGCATGTCTTTTTGTAAGACAAGTATTATTGGATAGTCTTTCTGTAGGACATATCCTGAGAACTGTCTACTACAAACTCAAAAATCATAGTTATTAGTGTTTTTCCCATCTTATCTGTATTTATGTACTGTGGGCCACGGGTCATAATAAATCGACACCAAACATTACCATCTTCATCAATTATGTTCGGGTGTCCCAACAAAGCATTCTTAATGGTCTGGAAATCTCCCCATCCTATAGCATACTCACCCTTTTCGTACCTACCTATGAAATCAACAGTATATACATCCCTCAAATAAGCAGGATTTGCAGAATTACCAATATCCAACAGTGTGATATGAGATGAGTTGGGTGCCGCACTCGGCCCCAAGTACACAGGACAACTCAAATCCAAGTCAGATATGATATTATCGTAAATAAATTCAGAAGGTATCATTATTTCCACCCCACTTTAGAGAATACTTTTTTCCACCAATCTTCCCTCTCTTTGACAAGCGGAATGTACAAATACAGAGACGGTTGATTATGCCTAGACCTAACTTCCGGAGAGTTGTGTATAAAGTCGTGGCGATATGGGTCTTCGTGTTCTGTTATTGCGTATGGAGCACTACCATCATCGTTATAAGTGATAACCAATTCAAAACTATCACTATCTAACTCTTGATAGAACCTGCGGCTGTTTATCAAAGTGTGAGTATCAGTAGGTGTAGTGCTGTCCGTGCGCTGTTTAAGGTGCTTTTCAAGGTTATCGCCAGCAGTGTCTATAGACCTATCAAGGTTAGAGAAAGCCTTATCGAAACCCTTGAACCATTTGTCTACGTCACTTTGCTTAAACAAGTGCCCACCTATCAAACTTCGTATAGTTCCAATTTGGAGACTTACGAAAGTCCTTTACCTCAAATGCTCCCGATATAGGTGAATCATTAGATGTATGATCCCCCTTGGCAATAAAATCACCAATAGCCAAATCAACATCAACACCCACAGAAGACTGAGAGCGATACTCACGACCATCAGAGCCATAATACAACTCAGTACGATCTTCCCATCTTGCTTTAGCCAGTGAGACGCTATAAGCAGGATTGCCCCACTTGTCCAAAGCGCCTCCTTTCCAAATCGTAATAGTCTCACCGCGCAGATGCCTCATGCTCTAATCAACCTCACGCTCGTTGTATTGCTTCCGCCATACCCCAATGATCTAAGGTAGGCAAGCTGTGAAACCACTTTCCCCGGCTTGGATTGAGGGTACGCAAACTCAACACTACTGTTACCGTAACTCTCACTAATTACGGAAGGTTCAACGTCAAACAAGTCCTCTTCCATGAACTCGACGGCTATAATGGCTACAGCGCGTTTAAGCGCCTTTGGAATCCCCTTTACAGTACGCCCTTGGTTATCTGTAAACGCTTGCCTAGGCCACATTAATCCTTGATCTTCAGTGAGAATGAACGATGCCGGGTCTAGGTAGGTGTCAATATACAAACTGACATTAATCAAGTCAGACTCGGAGGGGAATGTTTCATATCCCAAGTCTGTCAGAATAGTCTCTGCCTCTGTCACGTTTAGGTAGGAATTACTGTCTGGTATCCCTTCACCTGTCTCTAGTATTAAACTCATAACAACCCCCGAATCCTTTTGCTTTGTTAGACAACAGGCACAAAAAAGGGGAACCCAAAGGCTCCCCGAATGTCATCCTTGACACTAACGCAGTCCGTGCGTTA